TTTAATTTTATGAATACTATTATTACAATTACCTTTGTGTGTTAATACTGTTGAATATCCCCAGTCACCCCAAAGATATTCACAACCGTCTATTACAATTATTTCTATTGGGTTTAGGTAATTTGGAAATTTAAAATAGGTAGCTTTAGTTTCCACATTACTATCTTGACAAGAAGTAAAAGTTAATAATGTTAATGCTATAAATAATTTTTTCATCTTATTCTGATTTAAAGGTTATACCAAATTTTTGTAGTTTGGTCTTTAAGTTTTCTTCCCAATTTTCTTTTCTTATCTCTATGAACCAATAGTCTTTATCAAACAATAAATCTTTCATTTCTGCTTTCATAAATCCATCACTATATTTATTTGTAAATACACAATGATACATTTCAATTAATTGTTCATCACTAAAGTTTTCTTTTTCTATTGGAAGCCAATTTGGTGTTGTTTTTATTATTTTCATTTTATTCTGATTTAAAGGTTTCGTTGTAGTATTGTTCTGCTAATAATTTATAACCTACGTCTTGATTTCCATCCCAATAAGCATTAATAATCTGCTCTTTCTCCATTTCTTTGGCTTGTTCAATATATTGCTTAGTTCTCCAACTATGCTTAATATCTAAATTATTATCTAATTTTTCAATTAAAAAATCTACTGCTGTTTGTTTCATTTTGCTTGTTCTTTAAGTTTTTTAATTTCTTGATTTTTAGCAAGTATCTTAGCGTTCTTTCTTTTATCCTCTGCAAACAAATCTCTAAGCATATCGTTAGCCGTTGCTAGTTGTTCGTTAAGTTCATCGTGTCTTTGGCATTTACGCTTGTAGTATGTTTTCAAAGTGATGTACTTTAGTGTTAACAGAATCGAAAACCCAGTTCCGATTAGGGCTAATACGCCGATTGTGATGTGGTAAGTGTTCATATTGTTTGTTTATTAGTTACTTTAAAAAACCCCTCCTGTGTCAATTCACGTCAGTTTTAACTTCCCAGGTTTTCAACTTTCGGAGGGGTTGGCATTTCCTAGGTGCCTTGTTTAATTTCATATTCAAATCTACTAACTATCTTCATTCGCTTGACCGCTATTGTGATGAGTGGTTAATGTTGGTGATGAGTGGTTGTATAAATTGACTTGGTATTTTCCAATATCCATTTATCGGAGTTCCAAAAACAGAACGACAATCATCTAAAACAGTGGTTACAAATTTTGCGTGAATAGCCCTACCTGTTGGTAATTTGTATTTTCTTTTAGAAAGAATCACAATTGATAAATCATTGCCTAAAGCATCAACCAAAAAAGGCTCACCATAGTTAATTACCTTTTCGAGTGGAATTTTTGATTTATCAGTTTTGAAGTATTCGATTTCTTCAATAGAATGTCCTTCAATTAATTTGGCATTTTTTGGTTTTTGCCAATTAGTTTCAATATCTGAATAAGTTAATGTTTTCAGATAATTTTCAAGACCTTTAAAGTCAATTTCGTATTTTAATTTCATACCAACTCTATTTCATTACTAGTTACCTTAATCTCATTGTCATCAAACAATATTACATAATAGTTAAAATGTTCTGTGATTATTGCACATTCAACCCCTTTGTAGATGCAAGGACGATAGGGGATAAAATACTTTGTGTCCTTTGGTAAATCGTGGCTTTGCTCAACTATCTTATAGTTAGCTTTGCCGTTGGTTTCGGTTTTTAATAGGTGTTTTTTCATATCTTACTTTTTACAAATTCGTGAATAACTCCGTTAATCATTTCTTTTCTTACTTCTCTTTCTGGTTTAGTGCAATCAATACTTTCAACGGTGTAATTAACCGCAATTCCTTGCGAAGTGAAACTACCCTTATCTCCACCTTGTTTTATTTGCTGTGATGCTTTTTCAAGTACCAAAGTAAGGTAATGAGAATCTTCGCAAGTTAGGTTTATTGTGATTGTTTTCATAGCCTCTTTCTTAACCAATATCTGTGTTCTTCAACTTCATTCGCTAATTTGTGTAAACGTTTGATTTTGTCGTTAATCTTAGTAATCAAACATTCGTACTCAAACATTCTATCTTCAATCACCTCTTTATTACCTACTTTACCAGTTGAACAATTCGGGCAATTTTCCGTTTCATCGTAAATCGGATTTTCGTCAAATGTAGAATTAACTACTATTGTCGCATCGCCTTTACAAATGTCGCATTGCTTATAAAGTGAATTTCGTTCAACTGCTGTAAGTCGTGCAAGTTTCTCCTGGATTGTTTCGTTTTTCATATCGCTAATCATTAATTGTTAATTCTAATCGTTCCATTAATTCTTCAACTACTAACCATTTTTCAACTGCTCTTTGTGTGCTGTAATCAGCCAAACCGAAAGCATCTCTGTTTTCTACATAGTTATTTTTTAATTCTTGCTCATACGTGCAAATAATTCTGATAATTTGATCCTTGTCTAGTTTCATATCGCTAAATTAAAGTTAAAAGCCGTCCGATTTGTGTTATTGTGACGAACGGCTAAATGTGGTTATAAGTGGTTTAATTCGTTTTTTAAGATTGTTTCTAATTCTTCTAAGGTTATTTCTTTTCCGCCCTCCATTGTGTAAAATTCGCACCATACATTATTGTGGTCTGAAAATCCAATTATTCCCTCAAATCCTGGATCTAAAATGTCGCTGTAATCTAATATATTTTTACCGTACCTATTCAGAATTTCAATAGCTTTTTTTTGCTTTTCTAATGAGTCAATCGTGACTCTAATCTCGTGTTTTTTCATCTCCTTACAATTATAGGTTTACCCTCAATTACTTTAATGCAAAATTTCTCATTTAAGTTTTGCACTAATTCGTTGATTGTTGATAGCTTTATTTCACTCCTATCATTCAATTGATTGTAAATAGCGTTGTAGTTTACGTTTGCTATTCTTGTAGCTTCAGTTAACGTGTAAATCCCTTGTGTGGGCAACCAACTCATTAACTCTTTTCTTAAATCTTTGTAGTCCATATTGTTTATTTTTCTACAAATATACATTAATTATGTATTAATACACAAATTATGTGATATTATTTTACAATTATTTTTTAACTATCTGAAAATTAGGCATAAAAAAAAACCGTCTGAATTAACAAACGGCTTTCCTAACCTTTAAAAAAACGAATATGAAAGTGCTAATTTAGTAATTATTCCTTATCAATCTTCTTATTCCAAACATTTAAACCGATTGCTGTTGCTGAATAACCTATAAATATCAAAACTATATCGTAATGAAATCCATAAACAGCCAAACCAACGGCAACCCAAAACGCTGTAAATGATGCTACTCGCTTTTGCTCAAACTTCCCTTTTGGTGCGAGCGTATCTAATATTAATTTTCTCATCTGGCAATATTGCTTCTATTGGTTTACGAACTTTAAAACTACTATTTGCGCTTCGCTGTATCATTACTCTATCTTCGTAACAATCGTACAACTTCGCTTCAATTACTTCAATCTTCTTTTCGGCTTTCTGAATTGAAAAATAAAGGTAAACAATTGCAGCTATAAAAAATAAATTCTTTGCACCGTATTTGTGTAGTAGTTCAAGCCCGTTCTGTATCATTTTATATAAAATTGTTGAGTTTCAAAATTATAAAATATTTCTGAATCAAAAGGGTTTTCCCTTTCAATTGTGCAAATTTCAGAAATTGCTATTTGTCCTTCAATAACTACATTATCTGACTTTGCGAAGAGTAGTTGATTTGTAGTAGTGTCAATGATTGAATACATATCTTAAAAACTAAAATTATTAATTTGTGCGCTTTCAAATCTCGCTGAATCAGATGCATTCACGCATTGAACGGTGAAAATCAAATACAAAGGTGTTCCTGTTGGAATAGGTGTATTTAATCTTACTGAAGAACTATTTATGTCATCAGTTACTTGTGAGTTCCCTGCTTGAAGTCCAATAATATTACCGCCAATAATGTCAAAACTTCTTTTCATAGGTAAGTTATTGACCGCTGCATTTGCTCCAGTTACTACTGCTATCTGTATAGCAGTTCCCCCTATGTTGTTATCTACTTCGCTTAAATATGCTCTAACCGTATACGCTCCATTACTATTGGTCTTAAAAAATACGGCTCTAAAATTCAAGAAACTTGGCACACTTGGTAAAGCTATTGATTTTGTAATCGTGAGAGTTGTTCCACTAGATACCGTCCCTGCTGTTTGGTCTTGTATATTCCAAATCCCCAACTTTGAAAGGATTGAGGCTTGTGTTTCGTCACCCGTATTTGTTCCCGTACTGCTTCCGCTTCCACTAGGTGCTCCAACGTCCGAAGCTGTATAGTTAAGTAAACTTTTTACCTCACTAACCGAAAGCCCTTCAATATTAGAACCACCACCGCTTTTTCTTCCTAAAATCTCATTATTTCCAATTGCAACTGCAACAGGGTCGCTTGCTCCACTTTGTTTGGCTAATATTGAATGCGAAGTAAAATCGGATTTAGCAACAAAATCAGAAGGGTCTGGAATAGTTGGGAACGTTGCAACCGTTCCATCCCCTCGAAGATACTGCGCTGTTGTTCCAGTTGGTGTATTGAACTTTGCATCAACTGCTGTTTTAACCGCCTTTTGAGTAGGATAAAACGTATCTGAATTATCAGTTAAATTTGTTTTCTTATTTGTCGTGCTTTCGACATTTGTTAAATTTATATCTAAACTCATACCGTTATATTTATTACTTGATTAGGGTCTAAGGTTACAATCGTTCCCGTTTGGTTTAATATGCCGTCAACGTAAACATTTACCGTTGTATTAGGTAGTTCTAAATTTGCGCTTGTCGTTACTAAATAGCTATCGTTTGAGTTGCTTACTACAACGCTACCACCAGAACAAGTATAAGTTCCACCCGCTAAAACTTGCACCGAACTTGCGCCATCTGTTACCGTTACATTTGGACAACCACTTGTGAAACCAGTATCGCAAATAGTCATATCAGAAACCATAATAACATCGAATGTCATAGCCCAACCTGCTAATTTATTCTCAAACCTATCCGTAAACGGTTCTAAGGTTGCATCGCCGTCCATCATAATATAGTCAGGATTCAAGTCCCCACGTTTCATTATGTCGTGAACTCTATTAAGTGCTTGCAACATTGCATTCATTATAGACGGTTCAAGGTCATATTTTTCCTTGCTATCTAAAATATCCATTGCTAAAACAGTGATATTGAAGCGTTGCATTTTACCTTCAATACTTGCTGAATTTATAATGATATGCGCTAAAGGAAAAATCGTTTGTTTCGCTAAATCAATGTCGCTAATTTGCCCGTCCGTAATTGTAGAAATTAGGTTAGTCGCTTGTAACTGCGCTCTAAGTGTATCAAGTATCTTAAAATAACTCATTTCTTTTCCTTTGGTTTTTCTTGTTCGATTTGTTGAAGGAAAACCATTAATTTTTCAATGTTCTTTTTTGACCGCTTTTTCATAAAACCCAATTAGTAAAGTTAGTATCTGAACTTGGATAAATATCACCGTTACTATTGCTATTATATTCAGGAAACAACGCTTGATTAAAACACATATAATCCACAAATCTACTGCTGTAATGGTTTGCCGTTTGCGTTTGTTTATCAATCAATAAAGATAATTCTAAACGGTCGATATTTTCGCTTTGTTCTGCGTTGTGCTTATAAACCCCTTTGTTTCCAATTGTGTATGCTGAATACGGTAAATACTCCACCATAGCCCAATGAATAAGCATAGGCTTGATATAAGTGTTCACAAGCGTCAAATAATTACCGCCTAAACTATTCGCGATAATATCCGCTTTTATTTTTTCTAATAAATCCGTTCCTAAATATTTTTGAACGTGAATATCTTGAGCTATTTTTATGTATTGAATAAACTTGTCAGGGTCAACGTTTCCGTTTAAAGACGTGAATTTTACCACATCGTCCCTTGTTATAATTAGTGCTTCTGCCATTATTGAAAGCGTTTATTAGTTGGTAAAAATCCGTTAAACGGCATATCCTTTGGGAGTGTTGAAACAAGTTTATTATTAACAACTTTGTAACCTAACTTTTCAGCTTTTTTACCTGCTATTTGTCGTGCTGTTTCTACGTCAATTGCTTTGCCCTCAAAAGTTGCATAAACCGCTTTATTCCATCTATGGTTACAATCGCCACCGCCTTTATACAACCATACCGAATAAGTGTCTACTCCTTTAGGACCCCAACCCGGATTAACGGGCATTGTTTCCATTTTGATAATATCTTCTTTGCGATAAACCTTAGTTGAACTCATCATTGCTTTACAAAAATCCCTGCTATTTTCTGACATTTTACCCGCATAAATATAACGTGTCAAAAATTTAATTCCGTCAATTGTTTTGTCTTGCTTACTTGTGATGTTTGGTCGTGCATCGCCAGTACTTACAAAGTTGTAAACCTTACTTAAAAGTGACGGTTCTAAGTCCTTAGATAGCATTTCGTTTTCGTTGTCGTCGTTTTCGTAATCAACCTCTTTAATGTCAATCAAAACCCAATCTTTTCCAACCTCTTCTCCGAATGCACTAATGTCGATTTGTGAACTTAATTCCGTTCCCGTTTCCTCTTGTTTATCTTCGCTCGATTGTACGTTTTCTAAATCAGTAAACTCTAAAGGTTGTAACGTCTTAAAAAACAATTTAGCGGTATTTCCGTTGAACGATGTTATTTGTTCTAATCCATCAATCAAAAGTTGCTGTAAAGGTCTAATAACCATATTATCGAACAATACAAAAGCGTTTTTCAATTCATCTGCATTACTTCCGAATCCGTTTGCACTTCCTAATCCTAAAAGTAAACCGCTTGTAATGGAGTGCGAAACCATAATTTTACGTTCGCATTCAGTTGAAAGATATTGATAGTGTTCTGGCGCATCGTTCAAAGGAATATCATCAACCGTTGTTGCTGTTTCTTTGTTGTTGTTGAACCCAACGATTACTCTTTGTCCTTTGCTCCCCGTTAGTTTGTTTTTAATTTGTTGCTGTAATAAATTTTGCGTTTCAATGTCAGGTTGTCCGTTGTTAAAATTTACCACTTTCGTGCCGCTAAAACCATTTTGAACCTCGTTAATAAGGTAATCGCTTACTTCTTCTTCAAGTAGTGCGTATGCCGTTCCTGCTACATAATCTGGCAAAGAAAAATACTTCATTCCGATTGCGTAAGGTCGAATAACTAATATTTCAACTTTATCTTTTGAACTTTTGAAATTAGCAAATTTCTTTGGCGGGAATTTCTTAATGTCTTCCCAATTATTTGAATAATACCAATTGTTAATTCTCCCTTCATCGTCGCATTTCTCAGGCGCTAAAAGGTTCATATCAATATGAAACGCCTTTAATATTTTATCGTGCTTGTCGTTGTAGTGTACTTGGATAGCGCACTGTCCTAATGTCTTTAAATCAAAGCAAAGTTTTCTTAAACAATCCTTGTTAAACAAAGCCATCACTTGAGCATATTCGCTTGGTTTACGGCTCGCATCAATTACTCCTAATCCTTTTCCATACATCAAACGGGTTACGTTGTTTATAATGGATTG